AACAAACTATCATTCACAACTTTTGTTATGAGTGTTACCTCGGGGCAGACAACTGTTATTGAACAGTTTTGCCTATTGGGTCGATTCCTTGGTGACATGAATCGACGTGGTTCGGGCAACCACAAAGTAGTCACCCGTGACATGAATTTTGTCATGGCCGCGTCCGTATGGATGCGGGCACACCGTACACTTAGTCGACGTACTGGCGATAAACTATCTACTCTTTGTAGACTATTTAGCCGTATTTTCGACATATGGTGTGTTAGCGATGTTGATGTCAAGACGAAGTCTTGTCTTGACTTTTTATGTGGTGCGATTGAATGTTTCGCACAATTAGACGGGAAGTGGTTAAGAGCACAAAGCGAATATAGAATTATTGCAAGTGTGATGGGAGCAGCAGAGGTTCTTGCTGGGAGCGGGGATTGGATTGGTCAGTTGAAGTTCTTTGGCGCATATATCGTTGCGCAGATTCTCGGCAGCAAATTGCCTGAGGACAAGAACTATGATCGATACCTTTTCTCTGGTGTCCTACGACATCGAATCCGACAGTTATCCCTTCACTTAAGTCCGAGTAATCTCGGCTTGTTCTATTCATTGTTAAAGTGCAAGAATTGCACTGAGCCGTTAATTCCGGCCGAAATCATGAAGAATTTTAAAGAACATGCTGAGATACTTTCTGCGGCCCCACCCGTCTCTTATATAGCTCGTAATTTTCCCGAACGGAAAATCAATCGTTATGGTGATATTATTACAATTCCTGGTTCCATTAAATTATCTCCGCCAATTCCCCATACGGGACTGCGTCGAGATTGGAACAGTTTGTCTCTTGAATCGATTAAGAATAATATTATAATTAATAATATTCGTGTTGCTGATTTTGATGATTTAAAATCTCATGAAGTGCCTTTGTTACGCACGCGTCAGTTTCCAGTTAAGGATGAGAAGTTTCGTTCCTTTTGCCTTTGGGCAGCTGAGAAACTACATGAGATAGTTCCGCAAAAGACTTTTGTCGCAGAACTTAAATCAGCACGGCATGTTTATCAACAATCAAATCATGCCAATTTTGATATACCCCGATCTGGTGGTGGTAATCACACGAGTTTTATAGAGACATTAATTCCCGAGAACAAGGAAGTATTGCACGTTGAACTACCGGTAGCGGAAGAATCTAAGTACGCAGCCGGTGTTACAGTTATGGTCAATCGATCTGTAGATCTTGATCCTGGTGGTGCAACATTTGGTCGGGGTTGGCCAGTTGAAACTGAGCCATACATTACATCCCGTCATAACGATTGTCCGTTTTCATTGGACTTTGAGTCCGATTGGACCCTTCATTGCATGGTACATAATCCTCGTGTACCCCTTATAACAGTATATACTCGTGTGCCCTACATACGCTTTACGTATAATTATTTTCATAGAAGATTTGGGCAAGAGATGCTTAAAGAAGCAATTTGTCAGAAAATTAAGGCAGTATTAGAGCCTTTAAAGACCAGATTGATTTCTGCTGGTCCTCCCATGACGTCATTGTTATGCAAACGCTTTCAACACGCGCTGCATGCGACTTTGAGAAAGTCGAGACAATTCCGTCTTATTGGGGAAGAATGTTCTGAACAAGTCTTACAAGAAGCCTTTAAAGATTATTCACTTAAGGAAGTTAAAGGCGAGTATTACTGGAATTCTGGCGATTATAAATCTGCAACCGATTATATGCATATGCCTCTATCACAATTCCTTATGGATGAGGTTTTACGGATTGGCTATCCGGAATTAAGCCGCGCTGAAATGATATCAACTCGAAGATTGTTAGGACAGAGTCTACTAACATACCCCTCATTCAATTCAAAGAAGGGAGTTTTCGTCGATCGTAAGGAAGAAGATTGCGCAGATGAGCGAGAAATCGCTAATCATAAGCCGATCTTGGACGAAAGTGGGTTGTATTTCGCGCATGCAATGCAGAATAACGGTCAGCTAATGGGTTCAATTGTGTCTTTCCCTTTTCTTTGTTTAGCAAATATACTTGTGACTTGGTACTCCATTGAACGATTTCACTCAATGGCGTTCGCCGATTTACCAATATTGGTTAACGGGGACGATATTCTATTTCGTTGTACACAAGCAGAGTATAATAAATGGTGCGTCGATGTTCGTGCACTTGCTGGTTTTCGTGAGTCGATTGGAAAGAATTATATGAATAATCGATTTTGTATGATTAATTCTCGATTCTACGATTCCACAAACAATTTTAAGTTGGTTCCCTGGATTAATGCGGGCCTTCTTATGGGAAAGAGTAAAGTCCAAGGTAAAGAGGGATTAACCGTAAAAGACAATAGATGCTTGGATGTTGTGAGTACGTATCTGAAAGATGCGCCTAAGGAAGGCCTTTCAGTGTCGCGATTTATCGCATGGAACGTCGATTTCTTCCGTTCATTTAAGCGAGATGGATTTTCGCCATCGCTTGCGTTATCACAACAGTTTTACGGGTTAGGCGTTGGGCCTATAGTGGGCTATCACAATTCGGATAAACATCGCAACACAGCCGTGAATTTCATTAGTCACAGTGTGTACGAAACCCTGCCTCTCTCACACGGCGTAGGCCGTGTATTACCTGTCACAAATCGTGAGTTCTATTATAAGGACTCCGAAAAGTCATATCGATTAATACCGGATCAGACAGATGGAAGATTATCTTTCGATTCCATCGAGGAGGAAATTCCTGTTCGTGATCCTGGTTATAGTATTCCACTAATAATGAATAATATCCGTCCCGATAAAACAGAGGAGGATGTGGAATCCTGTCTTGATAAGTTTCGTTGGCCTTGTCCAGATATGATTGGAGATTCACAAATTTCTCCAGATCCTATTATGGTCAGAATCAATGGATCTGCAAGACCGTTACATGAGATCGTTGAGCATCTTACTCCGATCCAATTACGTCGATATGATTAATGGGGTTTCATTATCAACTACCCAAAACGGTGCAGCGTATTGCTGCTCAATAATTCCGTACCAAGTTGCTTAGCAACGTAGTGTCGACAGACTGCACGGGTAGATACGTACTTGTACCGGGCTTGGGCCCTGCTCTTACGTATTTAATGAGATGTACAGTCGCTCTATGCTTAGAGGGATCCCATACATAAGCAATGTCGAATATGAACATTATCGCTGGCTACGGTCGTCCTCTTTCTCGAGGCGCAACCCGGCAAACCAGCCGCGCTAAACCAACCCCACGTCGCCGCGCTCAACGATCGCGACGAGGTCCTCGTGTTGTTCCAGGCTCTCCAGCCTGGAAGCCACGGACTTGGGCTCCTGCTCGACCGGCAACGTCGCCTAGACGTCCTAAAGCAGGTCCCCGTGGTGGATCCCTATCTACATCATCATTACTACCCCCCATAGCCGAAGGTATCCAAACTATCGGCAAAGTCGCAAAAGCCGCGACATCATTTCTTGGAGGTGATATTCTTGGACCGGTCTTAGGCTTTCTTGGCCTATCTTCTTCATCTCGAACGGCACGCATATTGCATGATGCCGCTGAGACTATTCCCGCAGGTTCGGTTCTTGCCGAAATACCTATTAAGCCCGATTCTTTGGGTTCGCGTTTGAGTGCACAAGCTGCACTCTGGGATCGATGGATTATCGGTCCGCGAGGTATTCGTGTAAAGTACCAGCCTGCTTCCGCAACAACTGTAACCGGTTCCATTGGTGGATATATTGATTATGATCCACAGACGAAGATTCCGACGACTCAGCAAGAGCAGCTTTCATTTGCTGCATCGCACGAAGGTTATCGTGCCATTCCCGTTTGGACTAGCGCCGAATGGGTTGCTAAGAAAGTCGGTTCCTTACCATTATACGTTAAACCTGGTGCCGTCGGCGATACTAATTGGCAATTTAATGCCAGGGCGATTATAATCGCAGTCACCGATCTTGATGCGGCTGCTCAAGCTGCATTGGGTAATCTAGTGATAGATTACGATGTCGACTTTAGTCGACCTCAGGTTACGTCCCCAATCGCGACAACAATTATTGTTGCCGGAGCTAACGGGGAGACTTGTGTCGGCAACCCTACCGTCCTTGTACAGGGGGCCGAATGCCCGACGTTTGAAAATGTTGCGTCGGCAGCGTCACTCGCTGAATCTCGTGGTCCTGGGACAGTTTTTACATTCCCGGCCACAGCAAGTACTTGGCTTATTAATAATAATTTCATCACCACGCGTCCTGCACTAGGTCGTTGGACAAACAGTCCCCTAGCATTGACATCAACTGTCACATATGAGGATACGGGCCACGCTTTTGTGGCTGGTGAGTACTTCGGCGAGTACGACTTAACTTCCATGGGTAACCTTTCTACCGTTATTGTCAACCCTGAAGAGGGGACATCGGCTAAGGTTTGGTTTCCGGCATATGAGGAACTTACAGCTTCAGCTACTAGTTCCTCGTCTGCTCCTGCTTTGACGGATGGCAAGACCACTGTAATGTGGCAAATAAATTCTGTTGCCTCCGATAAGATGACCGAAGCCGTTACTATGGCTGGTCGCCTCCGTAGAGCACGTGAGAGAATTCGTCTCCGTGATCTCTCGGAAGGAAAGGAAACAAAAGAGGTTAAGTACACAAGTAGTTCCTCATCCTCATCAATGAGTGAGGGGCATATTTCATCATCATATTTTCCTTCGTCATCATCTCTTTCAACCTCATCATCACAATCGTCGACATCTACCTCTGATTTTACGGTAGTTCGAAGCCCTTCTCTTGAGAGAAAACGCAAAATTGCGTAGGGTAATCATGGTGTCTTAAGGTTGGATTCATCGTTTTACGTTAATTGATAACTATAGGCCTTTGTCGAGTTAAACGACTACCAGGAACGCTATAGTGTTTGATCTTGCTTTATAAACTTTGTTTACTGTTAAATGTGTTACACCCGGG